TTCAACTCTACTGACGGCTGGTACTTTACTGCTGACGATACTGGCGGTGTTCTTAAAACATCACGCCAAGGTAGTTCAGGCTTGAATGGTGAGGCAATGCGTATCGACTCCAGCGGCAACGTGCTGGTGGGGCAAACTGCTCAAACATCAACAGAAAAATTTGGTGTTACGCAATCAGATGTAGGCTCAAGCGCGGCAAGATTTTATGCCTCAAGCGCAAGTTACACAAATGATATTGTTCAAATAAGTTGCGCTCGGTCTGGGGCAACTACTGAATACAATGCTTTTTGTGTGTTTGATAATAACACCACACTTCAGATGTTGATTCGGCCTAATGGCAATTTGCTTAATTCAAATAACAGCTACGGTTCTTTGTCTGATGTCAGCCTTAAAGAAAACATTGTTGACGCTACGCCTAAACTTGATGACTTGATGCAAGTTAGGGTTCGCAATTACAACCTTAAAGACGATGTAAACAAAACCAAACAGATTGGTGTAGTCGCTCAGGAATTAGAAACAGTTTTCCCGGGAATTATTGAAACAGATGGAGAAGGAATTAAAGCCGTAAAGTACAGCGTGTTTGTTCCCATGATGTTAAAAGCTATCCAAGAACAGCAAGCCCTCATCACTTCCTTGACCGCCCGCATTGCGGCGCTTGAAGGAACACCAGCATGACCACAACAATAAACGCCAGCAATTCGGGGTCAGGCGGCTTAGTCCAAACCGCAGATGCCTCGGGAATCCTTGCCCTGCAAACGGCAGGAGTGACAGCGGTAACCATCAGTGCAGCGCAGGTTGTTACGTTTGCAAACCCACCGACTGGCGTTTTTCCTGCTGGTACTGCATTGTTGTTTCAACAGACAGCCGCACCTACAGGTTGGACAAAATCCACCACTCACAATGACAAGGCGCTGCGTGTTGTAAGCGGTTCAGCAAGTTCGGGTGGCTCGGTTGCGTTCACTACAGCGTTTGCATCTCAAGCAGTTTCAGGTTCGGTGGGTACATCGGGTGCTACTACGCTGACCACGGGACAAATCCCCAATCACTACCACCAAGTTTTTACTACTGGATTTGCTGGGACTTTAGGTATACAAGTGAAGTCTGGCTCTTCAGATGGAAATCAGTACGCATACACTGATGTGGCAGATTTACCGCAATACACAACCGCCGCAGGTTCAAATTCAGGAACATTTGCTAATAACGATAATGGCGGTGGCGGCTCTCACACTCACACTGGTGGTACGTTTACTGGTACGGCTATTAACCTAGCAGTTCAGTACGTTGATGTAATCATTGCAACTAAAAACTGATGAAAATTACACCTAAAACAAACTGCCCCCTGCACAACTTTGAGCCGTGCAAGGAGTTGGAGTGCGCGTGGTTCACCCAGATTCGTGGACACAATCCCAACACTGGAGCGGAGGTAGATGAATGGGGCTGCGCTATTTCTTGGATGCCAATACTTATGATTGAGAACAGCCAGCAACAACGCAGTACAGGCGCAGCGGTGGAGTCCTTTAGGAACGAGATGGTGAAGTCAAACGCAATGTTGCTTGGCAGTACAAACATGGAGTTGATTAAATGAAGCTGACCATCATCCCAGACGATGCTTCTGTGTACAAAGACAAAGCCTCTTGGCAAGGTGTAGACCTATCCACCGTGCCGACCAATGTCCATGCTTTGCAGTTTGATGATGCCACTAACACAGGGCACATTGAGTTCAAAGACGGCCCAAACCAAGACATCACAGAGTTACCGGACTGGGCGATAACAGCAGCTACCAACTACGATGCAGTCATAGCAGCTTACAATGCAGACCAAGCAGTTAAGTGGGCTGCGTACTTGGCAACTAGGGGCTAGTAATGACCATCACACTAGACGGCACAACGGGAATCACGACCCCTACTACCAGCACGACTGGGGAGTTTGTTACATCGGTCACAGGCTTCAAGAACCGCATAATCAACGGCGCGATGGTGATTGACCAGCGCAATGCTGGGGCGAGTGTGACGATTACTACTGCCGCAGAATTTGGTGTTGATAGATGGCGCTGTCAGGCGGGCGCTAATAGCAAAGTAAGTCTTCAGCAAAATGCTGGTTCTGTAACACCGCCTGTTGGTTTTTCATTCTATCAAGGTGCAACGTCATTAAGTGCTTATTCTGTACCCTCAAACGAATCGTTTTCAATTGCTCAATATATTGAAGGCTTTAATACTGCTGACTTGCAATGGGGTACAGCCAACGCATCTACAGTGACATTATCATTTTGGGTTCGTAGTTCTTTAACAGGTACGTTTAGCGGCGCACTAGCAAACTCTGCTGTAAACCGCAGTTACCCATTCAGTTACACAATTTCAGTAGCAAATACTTGGGAATACAAAACAATTACCATTGCTGGTGATACAAGCGGAACATGGATTGGGGCAACCAATGGGGTGGGTATTCGTATCTGGATTAACTTAGGTGCTGGTACTACGCTAAGTACAACTGCTAACGCATGGGCGGCTGGAGATTACAGAGCAACAACTGGGTCTGTCAGCGTAGTCGGCACAAACGGAGCCACGTTCTACATCACAGGCGTACAGCTAGAAAAAGGCAGCACAGCCACATCGTTTGATTACCGCGATATTGGGACTGAGTTGTTTTTGTGCCAGCGGTATTATCAAAGAAACTTTAATCCAACCTACGCTGGTATTGGAACTGCATCATCAGCGGTAGTAATCCCACGGTTTTCTGTAGTTATGAGGGCGGCTCCAACTGTATCTGCTCTTGCAACTGCCAATATTGACTTGTTTGGTGTGGGTTCCGCAAACGCTTCTTCTACGACATTTGACAGTCAAAGCACCACTGGTTTCAGAGCGTATTACGGAGGTATGAGCGGAAGCACTTTTGGTCAACCGGGCCATTTAACTAATGATGCAATTCAAGCATCTGCGGAGTTATAAGATGTATAAACTAACTAAGACAAGCAACTGTGCTGAGCGTTTGGAAGACCATGCCTTTATCCCATTTGACCCAGCCAACACCGACTACCAGCAATACCTAGCATGGCTTGCTGAAGGCAACACACCACTACCAGCGGACGAATAACATGACAACTGCATATACCTCACTCTTGGGCCTTGCCCTCCCTGTAACGGGCGAACTGTCTGGTACGTGGGGCAGCACGGTTAACACTGAAATTACCGCGTTACTGGACTCCGCCGTTGCTGGCACGACCACAATCAGCGCAGACGCAGACATTACGCTCACCGCGACTACCGGCGCTGCCAATGAGGCCCGTGAAGCAATACTTCTGTGGACAGCGGGTGGTACGGTAACCCGCAACATTACGGCCCCGGCTCAGTCCAAGGTTTACGTTGTCATCAACAAGAGTTCCAACACCCAAAGCATTGTGCTGCGCGGCGTTGGCCCCACTACTGGGGTGACCATTGCTTTGAACGAAAAAGCAGTTTGCGCTTGGAACGGCTCTGACTTTGTAAAAGTTTCCTCTACTGTAATTACTAATCTGACTGGAACCTTGCCTGTAGCCAACGGGGGTACAGGATTGACTACAACTCCCGCTAACGGGGCGCTGGACATTGGTAATGGAACAGGGTTTACTCGTACCACGCTTACCGCTGGTTCTAACATCACTATTACCAACGGCGCAGGTTCTATCAGCATTGCTGGTAACGCCGGAACGGTGACTTCAGTTGCCGCTACTGTCCCATCATTCTTGTCGGTAACAGGTAGCCCCATAACCACAAGTGGGACACTGGCAATTGCTTACTCGGGCACAGCCTTGCCTGTGGCTAACGGTGGTACAGGGGTTACCACTTCAACTGGAACAGGCAATGTAGTTCTATCTACAAGCCCGACATTGGTAACACCTATTTTGGGGACTCCAACATCAGGAAATTTAGCTAATTGCACATTTCCTACGCTAAATCAAAATACAAGTGGTACTGCTGCTGGCTTATCAGCGACTCTTGTCGTTGCTTCTGGCGGTACAGGTTCTACTACGTTAACAGCTAACAACGTCCTGCTTGGTAATGGGACATCCGCCTTGCAAGCAGTGGCTCCTAGTACTTCTGGCAATGTGCTTACAAGCGATGGAACAACTTGGACTAGTGCGGCCCCCGGTGGTATTGGTACTGGGCAAACTTGGACTGATGTCACATCAAGCCGGTCGTACGGAACAACGTACACCAACAGCACGGGCAAACCTATTTGTGTCAATATCGTATTTTGCGCCGCTGTAAATGCCGAGCTTTTTTTTGAAATTGGCGGTTCAGGTGGAACTCGTGTTGCTTTGGGCGGTTGGTATTCATTTGCGTCAGGCCAAGTTGGACAGACTTTCGTAGTCATAGTGCCAAATGGTATTTCGTACTACGTTTCGGGCAGCGGAACCCTTAATAGTGTTTCTGGTTACGGCAAATGGTATGAACTTCGTTAAAAAGGACTAGATATGCCACATTACACAAACACTGCGCAAGATGAAGTTCGTTGGTTGGATTCAGTCGATGAAGAAGCCCAGTACTTGCCGCAAGGTTTTACGCAAATTACTGACGCGGAAGCAAATACTATCCGTGTTAACTTACAAGCTGCGTATGCCAACACCTTCACTTACGCGCAAAAACGCGCAATGGAGTACCCATCTATGTTGGACTATATAGATGGTGTGGTAAAGGGTGACCAAGCGCAGATTGACAAGTACGTTGCCGACTGTCTGGCGGTCAAGGCTAAGTACCCTAAGAGCTAGCTATGCTTGACCAGCTTGTCTCTGCTGAAAACCCGTGGCCCAACACCGAGACAAAGGTGGTGTTGGTCTGCCGCATCCCTAAGAAGGGTGACAAGCCAAGCACGAACGAGTTTGTAGACAAAGACGGACGCATCTGCCGCTGGGTAGTGATGGACAAAAAATGATAGACCCATTCACCGCGTTTGCAGCCGCTCAGGCAGCGGTGAAGGGAATCCAAGCCGCCATCAAACTGGGCAAGGATGTACAAGGCATTGCGTCTGACCTGAGCAAGTTTTTTGAAGCCAAGGACATTGTTCAACAGGCGGCGAACAACCCTAAGAAGTTCAAGTCGGACACAGCGCAGGCGTTAGAGACGGTGATGCAGGCCAAACAGCTTGCGGAAGCCGAGACCGAACTCAAGAACACGCTGATATGGTCGGGCAATGCGGATGTGTGGGAAGGTGTACTGCTGGAGCGCAACAACATCATCCAGCGGCGCAAGAAGGCTGAGATGGAAGAGGCACTTGCCAAGTCCAAGAAGCGTCAGCAGATAATGGAGGCCGTGAGTATGGTCTTCTGGATTGCAGTGTTTTTGGTGGCGATTGCCCTGAGTTATTTTTTCACAACTCTATTTTTGGAGAGACGCGCATGATTCCAATCATCGGTGCATTGTTGGGTACGCTGGCTGAAAACGGGCTGACGCTGCTGTCCTCTGCTATCCAAGCAAAGGGCAAGGAAGTCGTTGAAAACACGCTCGGTATCAAGATACCCGACAACCCCACTCCTGCGGATGTTGAGCGCTTGCGCGAGTTGCAGTACCAGCATGAAGAGCGCCTGATTGAGCTGGGTATTGAGAAAGCCAAGTTGGAAATGGCTGAAATGGAACTGCTTGCAAAAGCCGCTCAGAGCGATGCCGACAACATCACAGACCGTTGGCAGGCAGATATGACATCCGACTCTTGGCTGTCAAAAAACATCCGCCCCATGAGTTTGATTGCCATCTTCGTCATGTACTCCGTGTTTGCCATGATGTCGGCCTACGGATACAACGCAAATGAGAGCTACGTGACCTTGCTGGGTAATTGGGGAATGCTGATTATGGGCGCGTACTTTGGTGGACGTACCATTGAGAAGCTGGCAGACATGAGGAGCAAGAAATGAGCATCTTCATCCCTGTCTTGTACATCTGCATGAACGGACACTGTGAGTTCTTTCAGCAGCTTGCGCACTACACCGACAGGCAGCAGTGCATGACGGTGGTGATGGTGAAAAAACAGGAATTTATCAAGATGGGCGCAACGGTAGACGCAACGTGCATTGACCTAGTTGTTCAAAAAAGGGGTTTGTATGAGTCTTAGTCGAGAACAAGCAGCTTTCCTACTGGATTTCT